CCAAAATAAAAAGTATTGAAAGCTTAATGGAAGAAAAAATTGAATTAGAAGAAAAAATAAAAAATCAACAATTGCAAATTACTAATATAACAAATGATATGGAAAATTACAAACAAATGTCAGAAAAAGAAAATCAAAAATTAAATGAAGAAAAAAATGAATTAGAAGAAAAAATAAAAAATCTTGATGATACAATTAAAGATTTAACTAATACTTTAAAGGATCAAAAAGATTTTAATAGTGAATTAGCAATAAGTAAAGGTGAATTAACGACTAATCTTTCTATAATGGAAAGCGAATTAAAAGATAATAAGCAATTAAATGATCGATTAAAGAGTGAATTAGAAAATAATAATATAGATATTAATACATCATCTGTTTCTAAATTTGATATAGTGTTCCCAAATACTACCAATGATGAAACTAAAAAGCAAGGAACAATTGAATTAAGAAAAATGAATAACAGAGAAGATGGTGTTTTAAAAATAATTATTATTAACACTACTTCAAATGAATTAGATAATATTCCTGCAAAAAATAAAGTTGAAATAATAGTTAAAACCAATAATAAAAATATAAAATCTCACTATTTCAATCAAACGGGTTATACTAAGAACAAAACATATTATTTATATGAGTATGCTAAACAAAATGAACCTATGCACGCATTTAAAATTCTTAAAAATCAGACATTATTTGAATCAATAATTATAGCTTATATAGGGGGTATTGCACCACAAGACCTATCGAAACCTGCATTATCAAAAAGATCAAAAAGCCCAAGAAAAACTGCTTGGAATAACTAAAGTAATTTAAAATTTATACAAACTTAAATATTGTATAAAAAGTTTTATTCTGAATTTTCTTTATTTGCCATTTCGGTATATTTGGCTAACTCATTAGGGTTTACTTTTACAAGTTGCCATGCACCCTTTGCGCCACCCGGAATAGATTTATCACCAGACTTGCTGTATTCTCGAGAAAAAACGCTAAATGGTGTAGCCTTTTTCTTTTTTTCTTCATCTGCTTTCTTTTTACGACCACGTTTTTTCGGTTCTTCTTGTTCTGAAGCTTGTGAATCTTGTTCCGGCATTTGTTCTGAAGCTTGTAAATCTTGTGAAGCTTGTTCCTGCTCCTGTTCTGAAGCTTGTAAATCTTGTGAAGATTGTTCCTGTTCTTCTTCATTAAAAACTTCTTCTTTCTTTTCAGCGGGTTTTGATTTCTTTGTTCGTTCTTTCAACTTGACAGGAAACTTCGTTTCTTCACTGGCATCGCGCAATGTTATATTGAAACCTTCAAAAATAGCTTTCATAGCACCTTCTACGTTATCAATAAATTCTTTTTCTACAATGTATGCACCAAGAATATAAGATTTTACCTTTTCGACGTATAGTTCTGCAGCAGCATCAATAGTATTTTCTTCTTTCTTTGCCATGTTTGATATATTATATTTAAGTTTTTGAAATCATTTTTTAACCGTAATTATATTTTATTGTTTATGCAGTATAATTACTTGTTAAATTTAAAATAAAATTTATATGCAGCATATTAGTAGCTAAAAAATTCATTTTTTTTTCATTTTAAAAAACTGATTAAAATAAATTACTACTTAATAGTTTCTATGGTTGAAGAGTTATTACATGTTCAATGTCCAATATTTGAAAAACAAAAAAATAAACTCGACACCTTTGATATACACGCTAAATTAACAAAATTGTTTAATGATACACGAGTATATTCTAAAAAAGGCGAAAACAAAACATATACACATACAAGCATACCAAGCAAAGACAGTACTGGAAAAATTATTGGAGGAGGTAAATACAATTTCTCAAACAAAGAACACAATGATCAATTGAAAGAAATATTAACACAATGCATTGAGCATAATTATTTCCCAAAAACATTATCGTTAACACAAAAAATTTCTACATACAGCTGTCTTCACATTGACTTGGATTTTAGATACCCTATTACCACAGAAACTCGACAATATACTCAAAATGAAATAGAAAAATTAATAAACTTGTTTAACAATGGGATAAAAGAAATATATAATATTGATGATAAATACATTAATGCCTATATATTCGAACGCAAAAGCGGAGTAATACCAGATGAAGACAAACAACTTGTAAAAGATGGTACTCACATTATGTACCCACAGGTCATAACACATACAAAATCACAATATTTATTGCGTGACTATGTATTGTCAAATTGCGATGACCTATTTACTAATTCATTTAAAAGCACAAATACAGTTGAAGATATTGTCGACAAAGCAGTGATTGAAAACAGTAACTGGATGATATACGGTGCAAGAAAAATAAACAGAGATCCTTATGAACTTACCTATGTAATGTCAAAAGTCAAGGATCATAAAATAATAAATACTCGAAACTTACTCGACTATTTTGATTTTTCTGAAAAAACAAAAGAAGAAAGCACAGAGGTAAATGAAAAATATAAAAATGCACTTGAAACATTTATTGTAAATACGTCGTCACCAAAAAGAAAAACCGAGTTAACAAACAAACTTGTTCCATTAAGAAAAAAAATAAATCAAATTGCTGATCTAACTGAAGTAAGAATGTTAATAAACATTTTATCACAAGAACGCGCAGATGATCATGACAAATGGATCAGAACAGGTTGGTGTTTGCATAATATTAACAAAGATAATCTTTTGGACGACTGGATAAAATTTAGTTCTAAATCACAAAAACACAAAATAAAAAGTATTGAACATGGCAGAAGTCCGGAGCGTTGCATGTACATGTGGAACGAAATGAAAAGACAAGAAAGTGGTCTTGGTGTTGGATCATTGCATAGATGGGCAAAAGAAGACAATCCAAAAGAATACGAAGAAATACGCCGTTCAAACTTAAAATCACTAATAAGAAAGAGTGCTTCGTGTACTACATATGATGTTGCACGTGTTGTGTATGAAATGTACAAATACAATTTTAAATGTATAAGTTACAAAGAAAATAAATGGTACGAATTTCAACCAGCAAAACATCACTGGGTTATAATAGAAAAAGCACATACACTTATTAAACTTATAAGTGAAGACGTTGTCAAGCAATATTTAAAAACTATTTATGAAATGAATCGTGATGCTACACTAAAAGCCCAAAAAACACAAATGGAACTAATGAATAATCGACAATCCAATAATATACCATTATGTGTGTCACCAGCGCCTAGTACAGCTTCTTCTGATATAAGTGAAACTACATTTGTACCTATTACAAAAAGAAAAGAAACTCAAGAAAGCGATGAAACGCTCGATATGGTTGAAAATCTTGTTGCCGTTACGTTTAAACTACGCGACATTTCTTTTAAAGAAAAAGTTATCAAAGAGTGTGGTACCATGTTTGGTGAAAATGCAAAGCAATTTTTAGAAAGCATGGATGCGAATCCATATCTTATTGGATTCGACAATGGTGTTTATGACTTACAAGCTGACGAATTTCGCGATGGAAGATCAGAAGACTATATTACATTTAGTACTGGTTATGACTACATAGATTTTGGTCCAATTGAAGGACCAGAAATAGAAGAAGAAATAAAAGAAATTTATGAATTTTTCGACCAAGTGTTTCCACAAAAAGCAGTACGCGAATACATACTCCTTCTTCTTTCGAGCTTCTTAGGAGGCACAACACGCGATGAAAAGTTCCATATTTGGACGGGAGTAGGTTCTAATGGTAAGAGCAAAATGCTAGAACTTATCGAGTTCGCATTGGGAGACTATGCATGCAAATTATCAAATACTGTGCTTACACGAAAACAAGGTAATAGCAGTAATGCATCACCTGATATAGAACAAACCAAGGGAAAGCGTCTTGCCAGTATTCAAGAAACAGAACAAGACGATATGGTAAATGTTGGACGTATGAAAGAACTAAGCGGTGGAGATAAAATTTACGCTCGTGGTTTGTTCAAGGATCCTATTCAGTTTAAGCCACAATTCAAAATGATACTATTATGTAACGAGCTTCCTAAAATTAATGCAGACGACAATGGTACATGGAGACGTATAAGAGTTGTGCAGTTTATTTCAAAATTTACAGACAATCCAAAACTCGAAAACGAATACCCTATTGACCATATGCTTTCAGAAAAAATCCATAAATGGAAAGAAGCATTTGTATATTTGCTATTGCAACTATATAAAAAATACAAAAAAGTAGGGCTAAAAGAGCCTCAGGAAGTGCTTGAAGTAACACGTGAATATCAGCGAGTTAGTGACTTATACAATGACTTCATAACTGATAACATTGCCAAAAAAGAAAATTGTCACATTGGACTCAATGAAACATATCGAGTTTTTAAAGATTGGTTTAAGAATAATAGTACACAATCAATGCGTCCTCCAACAAGGACATATTTCAAGGGTAAAATGGAACAAAAACTTGGTCAAAAATACGAACAAAATCGTTGGACTGGGTTTACCTTAGTAGACGAAGAAGACGAAGACGAAATAGATTAAAAGTATGGTATATACCTAGGTTTATTATAATCATAAATTTCTATTACAAACGTTCCATTGTAACCAGGTATACTAATTTCATCACCATCATAAAATTCTTTACTTTGTTCAATAGGTATTTTAAGAGAAGTATTTAAATGATTTGTAGTATAATAATCCCAATTATTTCTATTCAGTTTACGTCCCATAAGAGGCATCATTTGTTCTGGATCAGTTACAACTTTTTGACGCAATACACCTACTTGATGCCAAGAAGTATATTCACCTTGTGTAGGAATATTGATTCTGTTATCCAAGTATATATTTTCTCTAAAAGGACCATTATCCATTTCATCGCTTTTATCCATTTCATCGCTTTTATCCATTTTATCCTTTTTATTCATTTTATACGAGCTATTACCGTTTAATAAATCATAGTACTTTGATTTGTACATGTCACGCTCTTGAATAAATTGGGTCATAAGCATAACAAATATTATTCCGACAATACCAATTATGGTATATAAGCCAGGAATACTAAAGCAATATTCACCTGCAAATGCGTCCATTATAATTAACGCAAATATTTTAAATGCAGTCAGAAAATAAAATTATAAATTCTTAGACTAATCAATATGAAGCACGCAAAAGCAAGTAAAAAAAATATATCATGCAGTGAGTTTACGCATATTGTGCATATTTCTGATATTCATATTAAGCCATTAGAAAGACACGACGAATACTTAAAAGTATTTCAAAGCTTGACAAATAAAATAAAAAGTTTTAAAAATAAGCACAAAATTGCTATTGCAATAACAGGAGATATTTTTGATAATAAAACAGTATTCAAACCCGAAACATTTAACTTATGTAAAATGTTTATGAAAGATTTATCGCAACAAGCACCAGTATTTGTTATTGCAGGAAATCACGATATGCTTGAAACAAACACACGACGACTTGATGCATTGACACCCATTGTAAATGATATTCCAAATTTATTTTATTTTTCTTTAAGTGGATGTTACAAAGTAAATGATTACGTTTTTGCAGTATCGTCATTGTATGACAAAGAAATAACTAAAATTGAAAATAAAGACAAACTTAATACTGTTATTGGAATGTATCATGGTATGTTAGCAGACACCATAGAAAACGAACGCGCTTGTTTAACCAGTGAAGATTTTATTAATTATGACATAGTTATGCTGGGAGATATCCACAAACGCCAAATGATTAAACCGCATATTGGTTATTCAGGCAGTCTTATTCAACAAAATTACGGCGAACCATTAAACCATCACGGTGGACTATTATGGGACATAAAATCAAAAACTGCATCACAATTTGATATTGAAAACGACCACGGATTTGTTGACATAGTATGCAATGATGGTATATGGGTCAATAAACAAATCGAATTACCAAAGCACGTATATTGCCGCTTTATTGCATCAAATACCAGCGATTACGAAATAAAAGAAATTATTAAACAAATTGAAACAAAAACAGAATCATGTATTGTAACCATTAAAACACAACCAAGAGATAGCCTTAAACACGAAACCCAAAATAATTCGATTTCAAACGAATCAGATATGCTAACAAAGGAATGTGATATTCTCAAACTGGACATTGACACAATGCTTTCATTACATAATGTATACAAACAAGAAGCACTAATAAAAGACAATAATGAATATTCGTCGTGTGTATGGAAACCAATAAAAATGGAATTCAAAAATTTATTTGGATACAATAATTCCAAGGTACATACTATAAATTTTTCAGACAACGTATACAGCATACAAGCACCAAATGGAAACGGCAAAACATCCATTGTCAATGCATTGATATTCGGTATATACGGCAAAACACCGTTGGTACCATTTGGTCGTGGTCATACATACGATATAATAAATAATCTTGAAAACAACGGCTTTGTAAATATTTACTTTATGTTTAACAATGTTCATTATTTAATAAAACGATACAACAACACGTCTAACAAGCGGTACAGAACAGAAAAATTTATTAACACAAAATTACAATCATATACGTTCCATGTTGAGCTTTACGAATATGGAAACAATTTTGATAATCCCGATCCAAAAAAGATTTCTGAAACTGGTAACGCAACTGATGCAGTTATTTTGAAAATGTTTGGCGATATTGAATATTTCTTGCATTCCAATTTAATGGACAAAGAAGCATCAAAAGATATTGCCAGCTCAACTGCACAAACAGAGCGACTAAGAATATTAAAGAAAATTTTTCACCTAGATTACTACGACGAATATAAGTCTATGAATAATTCCAGAATAAAATCAATGAAAAAGACACAAGATGCTCTTATGAATGAAATAAAAGGCATGGAAGCAACATACCAAGAAATGGATAAGGACGTGCTTCAAAATACTATAACAAACGAAAAAAAGGAACTAAAAGAAGAAGAAAAAGGACTACAACAATTACAAGAAACACTAACACAAAAAGAAGAACTTTTTCAGTCTACGTTGTCAAAACTAGAAATTGCAAATTTAAAGCTCGATAATACAAAGCATCACAAATCAAATTATTCTCAAAAAGAACTTATACAAAAAATTAAGAACCATGCTTATTATAATAAACAATTAATCAATGAACAAAGCAACAGTGTAGCATGGTATGACTCTGAAATAAAAGGTCTCAATAAGCTAAATAAAGAATACACTCGTAATATACTCCATAAAGGAACAAAAGAAGAAATAATGCAAGAAATAGAGGACCTTGAAAGTGAAAAAGAAAATATTGGTTACATAGAAATTCACGAAGAACTAAAAGAAGAAGAAAAAGAAAATTATTATAACTTTAAAAATAACCAACAAAATTGCAGCAACAAAATTAATGAACTTGAAAACAAAAGTTGTATTGAAAACGATTTATCATTACAAGAAATAATCGAAGAAATTGAAAATGTAAAACAACAACGCAATGAATTATTAAAAAGATCTTCAAATACAAAGTCGAGAAAACAGCTTGAAACAGAATTATATTATATTCGCCAATCCATTGTCGAAACAAATGAAACCGAAGAGCAAATAAATCAAACAATCCAAAATTTACGCGTTGAAATAGAACTATTAAAAAGAAAAACAACAAATGAAACAATCGATGAATTTTATTGCGATAAACCAAACGATGTATTAATGCGGTTAAAATCTTCTCTTGAACGTAAATTAATAGACCCGAACTCCATAATCATTCCACCAAAAATATTAATTGACGAAGAAAACCAAGAACTACTATTTAATGCCAATGCAATTATTGATGACTGTAGAAATCGACTTGAAAGTTACTATGACAGTATATATTGCGACAAAGAACAAATCATTGAACTACTTGACGTCATAGACACTCTTCCATATAAAAAAGTGTCTTCGTCGTATATTAACAGTGATCACGATAACATTTTTAAGCGTCTTGACAAAAAAAATATTGAAAACATTGAAACAATTTTAAAATCATGCTGTGACAATACTATTGATATTGGATTGGTTGAAACACTGCATAGAGATATATTTATTCAAGAATCTTTGGTTGACAAGTACCAAAATGCAGCTGAAAATAACAAAAAACACGACGAGCTTAGCAAGTTAAAGCAAGAAAATGAAAAAATATTAAATAACATAAATAATATTCAAACAATACTTGATATTAACGAGTATAACGAAAATAAACAAAAATTAATTACTTACGAGAAAAAATTAAACAATATAAATAAAATAAAACAAGCACACGAAATACAGCAACATTTAGAAGATTTAAAATCAACAAGCCCCGATTCCATTGAATCGGAACTAAATGAACTTGACGAATACAATCAAGAACTCATAGAGCATATGAACTATGTAAATTTGAAAAATTACAAAGCACAATACAAAGAAAATGAAATAATAATTGAACAACTAAAAAATAAAATAGATAACCATAAAAAATACACAAACTATTCCAAGATAGCACAACAAATCCATAATTATAATCAAACACTGACTTATTTAACCCGTTATGAAGACAATAATATTGAAATCGAAAAATTACAAAACCAAAAGCAAGAACAAAAAGAAAAAGAAAACTTTTTATTAATAAATGACCAACTAACTTACATCGAATTAAAAGAATCGTCTGTTAATCTTAGTATTGAAAAAGAAAAATTACAACAAGAATTATTACCGCTTAAAAAAAATTGTAGTGATTCAAATAATAAAATAACATTATTAAAAAGTAACATACAACTGAACAAAGAAAGAATCAAAACCATTGAAACTACTAGTACGAAAATTAAGCAATGTATAAGTGACATAAAAGATATTCAAATACAGTTATCCAAACTCGAAGATTATGATAAACTTATTTCCAATAAAGGACTACCGTCTAAAATTCTTTACGACATTATAAAGTCGATCGAATACTATATAAATAGTCTTATCACAAGCTTCATAAATTACCGACTTGAATTTGCATTTGACTATGATAAACAATACTTAGAAATTTTATGCTATAACACAAAAACAGAAAAATGTTTGTCTTTCCAGAGGTTATCCGGTTACGAAAAATGCGTTGTTAGAATAGCATTAAAGCGAGCAATTAATAAATTTTCGTGTAATTCAAAATCGTCTTTAGCTATTATTGACGAGGCATTTGACTGCATCGACGAAAATAATTTTACTTCAAAATTACCACAGCTTATTTCATTAATAGCAGAAGACTATGACGTTACATTAATAATTTCACAACGGGATATTAGCCATATTGCAGACAAAACAATAAAAATAAGAAATAATGCTATTGCTGTGTATTAGTATTTTCCAAAAGCTCTGTCATACATTTTTTATGTTTTTCTCCAATTAATACAAAGTCACTTTCGTCATCATCACTACTAAAGCTTTCATCAAAATAATTATCAAATTTTTTATTGCAAATAATTTTGGTAACCATAAAAACAAATAATCCAAACGTAGAAATACGTGTTAATGAATAAATAAATTCAATTAAGTACATTTTAATTTAATACTATAATTTTAAATGCCATATTGTTTTAAAAAACAAACAATATAATAAAAATGAATATAACTTTTGCAAACGTACCGGGTATAATACAGTATGAAAATGGCAATTTTCAATATTCACTAATGACCATAAAAGAACTAACAACAGATAATTATAGTTTATGGAAAGGACAACGCTTTATAAACAGACAACACATAAAAGAAATAAAAGAAGAAATGATTAACAGTATAAATACTACTAAAAATATAAAATATTCTTCTAGTTTACCTCACATAGCTCTTACAACAGATAAAAAGAAATATATTATAGATGGACAACATCGCATAGAGGTATACAAAGAAATATGTAAAAAACATAATAATGCTATTAAAGTACTTGTATTATACGAATATTGTAATAGCGATGAACAAGTAATGGAATCATTTAAACGTTCCAATACACAATGGGAACAAAATGATGAAGTAAAAAAATGGATACATGGTGAAGAAAACGAACATCCAAAACCGCAAAATAATATGGAAGTAATTCAAAAATTATGGAACGAAAAGTTAACAGAATACGGTGGTTTAAAAGGAATGATTAGTAGATCTTCTAAACCACAAAAACCAAACATAAATGAAAATAATTTTTTAAATTCTCTTACAAGTTTTACAAGTTTTACAAGTTTTACAAGTTCCATTGAACCTAATAAGAATATTACTTACGAACAATTAAAGTTACAATTAAATAATGCAAATGAAAAAATAAAAAATTTAAAAAGTACAAACGAATACAAAGTAAAAAATCCAGAACGTTGGAAAAAATGCGAAAAATTTAATTGTTACATTGGACTAGTACCAGATTTTACAATTTATATGAAAGAAGAAAAAAAACAACAACGAACAAATATACCTTCTGGAATAAGAAAAAAACTGTGGAAAAATCATTTTGGTGAATACGCAGCTGTTGGTAATTGTAAAGTATGTACAGATTTAATCCACATAAATAGTTTTGAAGCAGGACACATAGTGGCAGTAGCAAAGGGAGGATCAAACCACATTGAAAACTTATTACCGATATGCCAAACTTGTAATCGTTCCATGGGTACAACAAATTTATACGATTATAAAAATAATTATTTTAAATAATTAAAAATTTTTTTTGTTGTTTCAAAATAAAATTTTTTTTCGGATTTTTTAATATTTAAAATATTATTAATAGTTCTTAAATTTGAATCGTATAAAACATCAAACTTTTTTTCTTGAAACAACAAAATATTTTTTAAACTTTCATATTCTTCGTTGTCAAGACAATCTGTGATTTTAACTTTATTGCAATACTGTATAAGCTTTCTTTCTTTTGTATTGTTATCAAGATCTTGCCAAGTTAGTTCATGAATACAACCATTAAGACCGATTTGTCCATCCATAATGTTTTCGGTAATATTTATCAAATTTAAATTGCATATATTTTCTCTGTTAACTACATAATTATTATTTCTGTTAACTTTTTTAAATTTTTTTGGATACACTTTAATCATTTTAAAATTTAAAAAATAACAATCAATTTTTAAATTAAATATTTCCAGAACGTGGTATATGTTCATTACCAACACGAGTATTTAATGGTTTATATATAATATTATAGTCTTCAACAGACATTGAATACTGTCTTTTGGTGTCTAGGTGTTTCAAATTTTTAAAATTAACTGGTGCACAATTATTAAACCCCATGTATAAATTATATGTTTCCATTTTTATAATATACAAATATATTAAAAAATAAATTATAAAGTTATAAAAGATGCAAGCATATTCATATGACAGAGAAACTGGTATTTTTATTGGTATTACAGTAGCACATGAAAATCCAAGACGACCAAACAACTACTTAATACCCGCACAGTCTACATTAAAAGAACCACCAGTAATAACTAATCCTTCAAAAGTAGCAAAATACGATGGTAATAACTGGTTAATTATAGATAAACCACCAAAACCATTAACTGAAGAGGAAAAAGCAGAAGAAGAATTTAAAAAGAATTATGTAAAACCTGATCCAGTACAATTACTACGAAATAAGCGAGACAGAATGTTGGCAGAAGTAGATTGGTATGTAATACGAGCTGTTTCTACTAACACGGAAGTTCCAGAAATTGTAAAAGATTATATGCAACAACTAAGAGACTTACCTTCCAATAGTAACCCACAATTAAAAGAAATAAATTTATATTATCACGTACTTGATGAAACATCAGTAAATTGGCCTGTTTTAAACATTTAATTGTTAATACTTTATACATAGTAATAAAGCAATATTACGTGGACGGGTTTCACCAAGACTACTACTTGATACTTTTGATGAATCGAAATATAATATACCACTATTACTTCCATCACTACCATTTGGCGTATTCCATGAATTCCATCCACCGTAATGTGGTTTCCAAAATGGACCAGAACCACCACCACCTCCATATGCCCAAGTTTCTGAAATTTTATACATTTGACCAGTTAATGTTTTTGTTGCATAACTCTGAACATTCGAATTAAATTGTCTATTTGACTCTGTTGTAGAACCACCGTATGTATAAGTAGGGTATTTATCAACACCACGACCATTGTCCCAACACCGTATAAATTCACCACGTAAGTCAGGTAAATTAAAACTATTAGCATCAACAGAACCATATGTAGTACCTATTATGTTAAACAAATCTATAAAATCATTTCTAATTAAAGAAGCACCGTTACATTCTAACCAACCTTTTGGTACGCTAGAACGACCAAAATATGCAACAGTACCAACTATTAAATTTATTTGATTTGTTTTTATTTCACTTACTTTCATTTACATACCATAAGAAAATAAATAATCGCTTTAATACTTTATACATGCTATTAAAACTACGTTTCGTGGTCTTGTTTCTCCCAGACTACTATTAATAACTCTTGATGAATCAAAATAAACTGCCCCACCAGCACTATCGTCGGTACTACTTGGTGTCAATCCTTGTCCATATCCACCGTATTGTGGTTTTCTAAACACACCATATGCAGATCCATTATAAGCCCAAGTTTCTGATACATAAGCGACACTACCAGATATTGTTTTTGTTGCATAACTCTGAACATTCGAATCAAATTGTCTATTTGACTCTGTTGTAGAACCACCGTATGTATAAGTAGGGTATTTATCAACACCACGACCATTGTCCCAACACCGTATAAATTCACCACGTAAGTCAGGAAGAATAAAATTATCACTATTTGTGTATCCATATGTAGTTCCTATTTCTGAAAATAATTCAATATAATCAGATCTATTTAATACTGCACCGTTACATTCAAGCCAACCGATTGGAGGACTAGAACAAGCAAAATAAGCAACTGTTCCAATCATTACATCTATGTTTTTAACAACTATTTCACTAATGTTCATTTAATAGTGAAAAAGAAAATAAAATAATGCTTTCAGTATTTTATACACGCTAATAAAGCAATATTTCTTGGTCTTGTTTCTCCAAGACTAGAATTTGATACTCGTGATGAATTAAATTCAAAAGACCCGGTACCACTACTATCAACGTGATTTGGAGTATTCCCAGCATAATAACCACCAGATCTCCACATAGGTCCATTAGCAGAACCATAATTAGCAAATGTTTCTGATATTTTATACATAGAACCAATTATTGTTTTTGTTGCATAACTCTGAACATTCGAATCAAATTGTCTATTTGACTCTGTTGTAGAGCCACCGTATGTATAAGTAGGGTACTTATCAACACCACGACCATTGTCCCAACACCGTATAAATTCACCACGTAAGTCAGGAACATTAAATGTAGCTCCATCATCACCAGACGTATATGTTAACCCCACGCTATTATATAAATCTGGATAGTCATCTCTATTTAAAGCAGCACCATTACATTCAATCCATCCTATTGGAGGACTAGATTTGGGAAAAAATAATATTAAACCAGTTAATATATCTATTAAACTAGTTGCATCTATTGTACTTATGTTCATTTAAAATAGAAAAAGAAAAAAGTAACTTATTTAATACTTTATGCATGCTAATAACACAATATTTCGTGGTCGTGTTTCATCTACTCCTCCACGACTAGAATGATCTGGATCAACGCGCGTATTTCTTCCAGCACCACTGTAATGATCCATTATACTATAACTACTTGCATCGGAGACAAGACCATGTGTTTGGTAATTAGTATTACCACTTCCGCTAAAATTACGATCATCAATGGGTGCACCAGACATCCAATGTACGTGGTTTTCAAATGTATCTAACTGAAAATTACTATCGATAGAACGACTATAATCTTCACCAATACCATGTGACCAACATCGTATAAATTCACCACGTAAGTCAGGTAAATTAAAACTATTTGAGTCAACGGATCCATAACGTGTACCAACAACACTATAAAGATAGTTATAATCTTCTCGGTTTAAAGAAGCACCATTACATTCAAGCCATCCAATAGGCGCTGATGTTCTTGCAAAGTAAACCACTGTACCTACCATTACATTTACTTGTACACCACTGCTTATTTCACTAATGTTCATTTAATAATAAAAAAGAAAAAAGAAAAAACAATTTAATACTTTATGCATGCCATCAAAACTAAATTTCTTGGTTTTGTACCATAATTTCCAGCTGTTCCAGTGTCACGTACATTTCTACCAACACTAGAATTACGATCTGTCGTGCTAGAGCCTCCAGCATCGGCAATCACACCATATTCTTCATATGTACCTCCCGTATTACTATAATCTCTATTACCTAATACTGTACCAGATACCCAATGTCTATGTTGGTTTAGCATTTGTTCTTGAAATTCCTGACCATTATAACCATTGAATGCTACACCGTCAATAATAAACATACCAGAAATAGACACATAACCCATAGATCTATTGGGGTCAAGTCCACGTCCTTTATCAAAGCCACGTATAAATCTTTGACGTAAATCAGGTATTTTAAATGTTGAATTACTAGTTCCACCAAACTTATTTCCTATATATGCATAGAGTTCAGGATAATCAGATACATAAAGTGTAAAACCATTACATTCAAGCCAGCCATATGGAACAGTCTCGGTCCCAAAATACATTATAGTTCCAACAGTATCATATAAACGTACTGTGTTTAATTCACTAATGTTCATTTATAATAAAAAAACATTAAAAAATAAAGATTTAATATTTTATGCACACCAAAAGAGCTAGATTGTAAGGTATTACTTCATTATTTATATTATAACCAGGGTCATCACGTGTAAAAATACCATAAGCATAATTTCTATCATCAGCCGAATAATACCCAGCACGTTCATCAGCTACAAGACCAAATCTTTGACTATTACCTGTTGTACCACCTTGATTGTGGTCATCTTGTGGAGCATACGATATCCAATGTTTATGAGTTTTGATACGTTCTTGTTGGTAATCGTTTTGAAGAGTTCTTCCACTATCTATTCCACGTCCATTATCTAAACATCGTATAAATTCACCTCGTAAATCTGGTATATTAAATGTACCAGATGCCTGACTAGAACCATTATAAGTATTTCCAATACATGTATAAAGATCTTGATAGTCATTAATATTCAAAGACGAACCGTCACACACCAACCAACCAATTGGTGGTGTTTCATTTGGAAAATAGGCTATTGCACCAACAAGATCAACAAATCTTTTATAAACTATGCTTTCAATGTTCATTTAACTCTAAGATAGAAAATATTTTAAATTTATATCATACGGCGGAATTTGAAGGTAAAGTTT